TTTGAATTTCTTTAAAATCATATCCTTTATCAGACATTTCTTTTATTAAATTCCAGTCTTGGTCTCTTTCAAAGTCTTCATCTTTTTCTTTTTGTGTTCTTTTATCTATGGTTTCACCCATTTTAGTTGGATCTGCAAGAGGACCATATTTTTCTTCTTGTTGTCTAGCAATCATTTCTTGTATTGTTTCTTCAGGTTCTTTCATATCTCCATGTAAAGAAGGTCCAATGTTTGGAATATATTTTTCTACAGGTTCAAATGTTTTATCTCCAGGTACTACTTCTGTAACTGGATCTGGATCTTTGTAAGATGTTACAAAATCAGGTGCTCTTGTTGGTGTAGGTGTAGGTCTAGTATATTGTTGTGCAATGTATTGTTCTCTTGCATCACCACCACCGCCGCCGCTACTGCTACCGCCGCTACTGCTACCGCCGCCAATACTTCCCATATCTCCTTGAAGAGATATGATACCTGATGGACCACGGTTAGGCTTACCATCTTCTAATCCTCCATGTAGATTAAGCGCTATTAAAACTTGTTTTTCAGGTTCAGTTATATAAGCTAATTCTGTGTCAGGGTGATCAGGTGAAGACTTCCATTTTTTTGGAGCTTTAACCATTTTTTGTTTACCTAAATAATTAGGTCCACCACCTTGCACTGCATATTTTATTTTTTTATCTATCATTATCTTCTTCCATCCGCTTGTATATCTAATCTAAAAGTTCCAAGCTTCCAATGTTGTTTAATACTAGTGTTGTCTACTTTTAAAGCGATAGCTCTTGCTCTTGCACGTGTGTCTAATTTAGTCGTAGTTGTTGAAGATGTAAATGGACCTAATGAAGAACTAGCTTCTGAATCTGTTGGATAATTTTTTAAATTTAATGTAACTCTTGCATCTCCAGTTTGAGATAAAAAGTCTGGAAGCACTCTTCTAATTTTCATCATATATTCACCATCACCTCTTAAATCTGCTCCACCACCTTGTGTTGCTGCTATATCAAAATCTCCAGATTGAATACTTGCTGAAATACCAGTTCTTTCTCCTGCTTTAATTTGATCTTGTCCTGTTTCGTGTTCAAAGTAAGTTGTAACACCATCTGTATTACCAACTGTTGAATCACTTGTAGCACTTGAATCATATTCAGTACCATGTGGTTTTCCAAATATAGAAGAATCAAACCAAGATGATCTAGCTAAAGAACTTGTAGTCCACACTGGTCGTTCAGGTGTTGAATCCATATAGTTAAATGTTACTGATCTATTATTAGATGCAGCACCACTACCTGGATAGAACCAAGTAACTTCACCAAACAAATTATTTAACCCTGCATAAATATGATTTTTAGGAACTGTGTTAATATCATCGTAAACATGGTCTTCAACTAAACACGCTAAAGATTCTAACTTACCAGTATATCTAAAGAAACCATTTTCTGACATCCAATAGGCTGATCCATCAACCTCAACGGCTGCATTTTTACCAATTAATCCACAGTTTGTTCCAACTTGTTGAAATGAAAAAGTAAATGGAGCGCCAACAAATCTCATAATAAATAAAGATGTATCAGTCCAAACATAAATTGCATCTCTACCTCTAATTGCTCCAACGATCCGTGTTCCATCGGCCAGTCTTTGTGTACCAGCAGTATTGGTTGCACTAGGTGCATATGATGTTGCTGCGTTAATTGATTCTTGGTCCGAGAATCTAATGTACATATCATCTTGAGTTGAAGATGTTCCAATAGTTGTTTCTGTTCCAAAAAATACTAAGTGTCTATCAGGTGTAGATACTAATGTTTGTACTGCTGCTGTTGGTGCATTTGCTAAAATAGTTGCTCTTGTAGATGTGGCACCCGTTGCATCTGAATCCCATTCAAAAGTTGCACCATCTACAATAGTTGCAATCAATTTATTTCCATAATTGTCCAAGGACCATAAACCTGGAGCTGTAATAATATCACCTGTTTGCGATGCACCCCATTTAGTATATTCAGAAGCATCAGTTACTGTTGCTCCATCACTATGTGCTGCAGCTGTCGTGTTATCTGATCCTCTTGTTAAACCTGATAAAGTTCCTGAACCAGTAGTGTTTGTTGTATAAGCAATACGTTCATTATTTATTAAAACTGTTCCTGAAGCAGGAAAAGCAGTAGAATCATCTAAAACAATACTACTTGAAGCATTTGTTAAAGCACCATCTAAAGTATCAAAAGCTTCTCCAGCTACAGTACCACCCCATAAACCTAATCCCCAACCAGCTGCTGACGCTTCAGTTGCAGGTCCAATTGAATAAAAGTGTTGAACTCTTATTCCACCAGAAGTACTTGCTCCTGATCCAGATTCAGCTGATCCCATTTCAATTGTTAGCGTTGTTGAAGTTGGAACCGTTGTTACCATAAAATTAGTATCGTCAAAATCACTAGAACCAAAATTAGAATTTGTAATAGCTGTAAAATTATCTAATCGAATAATATCGTATTTTGATATGTTATGATCAGATGAAAAAGTTAACGTAACAGTTGCATCACCATTAGTTGTAGTAAAAGCATTAGTTAAAGTTGTTGTAGATTTAATAGGAGTAATGTCATAAAATGCTCCTCCAGAATATACATATAAAAATCTGTTTGTACCAAGTGCTGCATATTTAATACCACTAGCATTAACAAAATGGTGTAGTGCTGTATTTCTTCCAGTAAGAGTAGTATCTCCTAATTGCGCCCAACCCCCTATTTTTTCAGGTGAGCCATATCTAAATCTTACATAATCACCACTGACCCATTGGCCTTCGCCACCAGTTGCTGTGACTTGTTTATTAAATCCAGGTTGAAATCTTAATTTTTGTAACATAATTATCTTGCGTTAGCTGGTACTCCCTTTGAATTTACGAATGGTTGTTCTGCAAAAGACATGTATATAAATGTTCCACTTGATTCAGTACCAATATTAGTCGTTTTAAATTTAAAACCATTTGATAAAAAATCAAGATAACCATTGCCATCTCCACCTTCAGCATCATTTGTGTCTGCTTTTAAAAAATCATCAACTGCATTTACTGGACTTCTTTTATTATCAAATATATACCAATTTACAGAACCACTTGAATTTGTTTTTTTTATCATAACCCAAGCCGGCCGAAATCCGGTGTAAATAAAATTTCCATCAGCATTTCCATATCCGGTCCAACTGCCAAACTTGCTGAAGCCTTGTTTTTCACTCCATAAATAAGCAATACTTGTATTGCCACTAGCATTTAATTGAGAACTATCTCCAACTGTAAAAACACTAGAAGTTGGTGCTTCATCAGACCACCTGTCATCTGTATCTGTTGTTGCCGCATTTGTATTTAAAACTAATAAATCAGTTTCAGGTGCAGAAGTATTTTTGTGATGATATACGCACCAATCTTTTGCCGCATCAAAATTACGAACAACCATCCAATGTGGAACTGCTGATAAGTTATGTGATATATCAGTGTCATCTGTTCCATTTCCTTCAAATGTTAAAATATCAAACCCAGCAGTTGCAGATTCTTTCCAGCACCAAGCTACATTGGTTACATCGTCATTCGGTCCATCCCAAGTTCCTAATGTAAAACCATCGGTATCAAAAGATTTTAAACCTTGTGCTTGTGTATATTCTTGGTCTGTTGTATTTGAATTTATATATTTAGTTGCACCTCTAACAGAATCAAAAATAAAATGATTTTGAGAAGTTGCTCTTCTTTTTATCCAAACTAAATCTGGTTGCATATTTTCATCGCCATCTAAAGTAATAGCTAATTCATCTTCTGTTCCGGTATAGGTCTTAGTCTGAAAATATAATTCTGGATTGTCTATTGATGTATAAACAGCCATTTATCCTCCAAACTCCGCTAGGTTTTTAGTACATATTGCATAAAATTTTTTTGCTTCACTATCTCCTGTTATATTTGGAGAATATTCAAAATTTCCATAGCCATTATCATCTGCGTTTCCTGATGCAATAGTTGCTGTTGCTGTGCCACCACCAAAATTAAATTCCATAACATTTACATCACCTACAAAATCTCCTGCTGCTGGATAATAAAATCCATCTGTTGTACTTGCTGATGCTGTTAAAGATTGTCCTGTGCTACTTGCAAGTGTGCCGTTTTTTGCAAAATATATTTTCAGGTTGTCAAGATCAATATAAATTCCAATAATATCACCATCACTAGGATAACCAAGTGTGCCTGATACATCTGTTCTATTATTATTATTACTTAATTGACATTTATTACTTCCATTACTTATCAAACCCCAAGTATCAGCAGTATCACCTATCCAATCTTGAGTTCCTGTTGTTGCTTTTGCAACAACGCCTGCTACGTGATCACTAACTTGTGTTATTATTCGATGCTCAAAATACCATTTTCCAGATGAAACTCCTATTGTTCCTCTGCTAAATGAATAATTATTAGTATTTGTTGTAATTTTTAAATTACCTTTTGCAAAAGTTGATGCTGCAAAATAATTATCTAAAGGATTTATAGTACAAAAATTGTTCGTTGGCGAGTCCGACATTTGGTCTTCTGCGTTTAGATTTACATCTGTAAAATGATTTCCTTGTCCACTAACATCTGCACCAATTAAATTACTAGCTTTTGATTGTATTAATAAAACAGTATCGCTATCAGAAGTAAATGGCGATGTAGGTGCTGTGAAATTACTAGTATATCTTGCCGTGCTTGATAATCTTATTTCATCTAAATATCCTTGAAAATCATTTGCACCACCAGCACTTTCGCCTATAGTTGGTGTTCCAGCAGAATTTTGAGAATTAGAACCAACATCTTTAGGAGTTCCAACTGAAGTTCCATCTTTATACATTGTGCAAGTTGAGCCATTTCTAACCACCGCATAATGTGTCCAAGTATTTAAAGTAATAGCATTTGGATCTCTTGGTAAATCATTACCACTAGCAATAGATGTATCATACCATTCAAATTTATCAGCGGAAGAAAATTCTAAATTAAAACCTTCATTATCACTTGAACTTCTTGTTTCAAATATTGCGTGTTTTCCAGAAGCTGTTTTATAAATCCAAAATTCAAAAGTAAAATTTCCTGTTCCAAAATCAAAATCTGAACTATTTTCAATATCTAAACTATCTCCTGAGCCATCAAAATAAATACTAGAATCATTAAATTTAGCTTGTGTAAAAGAGTGATCTACTCCACCTGTAACTGTTATTGCTCTTGCATTAGAACTAAAATCAACAAAAGCTGTTTTAGTACCATCTTTTTCAAAATCTAAATGAAAACCATGAGTACCGAACGAGAGTCCGCTGACATCTTTTGGCTTCCAAATTGTTGGACTGTTGTCAGAATCGTATTCTCCAAATGAAGTTGGTGTTGCTGCTGTACCATCTAAAAGTACCACTTCTGCCATGTAGCCATCAAAATACATACTATCACCACTTTCTTTGCCTATATAAATAGTTGTACTAGCAGAAGTCATTTCAGAATCAAAATTTTGATCTGGCCAAGTAACAGAACCATTAAAAGTAGTTTCTTGAACTCCATTAATATAAATCTTTGCTCTATTTGTATTTGTGCTTTGTGTACTGTCGTATTGAACTACAATATGATACCAAGCAGAAATATCTCTAAACTTTCTTGCAGTTGTCATTAGTAATCTTCCATTATGATTTGGATGATCTTCTTGAAAAAAATATAATTGATCGTCTGTATTAAATCTTAAACTTACTTGAAGATTTCCACTTGTATAACCTATAAATAAAAATTGATTAGTTCCTAAAGTTGATCTTTTAACCCACATAGACATTGTCCATGTATCAGGAGTACCATCGCTACCAGCATTTGTTCTAGTTAGATAAGAACTACTACCATCATCAAACTTTACTGAGTTATCTACATCATATCCTGTATCTTTTATGGAGTTAGTTCCAAGTATTAAAGGCATTAACTCTCCAATCTTGGCAATTCACCTAATGGTCTTGTAACTGATTTATCCTCTTGTTCTGTATAAGTGTATAAAGTTTCAAGAGCTGGTGTATCACTAGCATTTGTAATTGCAGTTTCCATTTCAGCGCACTTAGTTCGGACCGCTGCTCTATGAGTTGTAATTGCAGAAGGTACTGCTGTTCCAGCATCTGCTTTTCTAGTTATGTACCAATCTGTATCTTGTAATATTCCAGCAGCTTGTTTTTTAACTTGTCTAATTTTAATTGTTTTTAATCCTTCAACAGCAACATCGCCTACATCTTTACCAGCTGGTATTTTACCATCTGTTTTATCTTGTGATGTCCATAAAGTATCTGCGTGAGCTTTAGCTGTAGCTGAACCATAACTGGCTGTAATTTTTCCACCAGCAAAAGCAAATGATTGATTGGTATTAATGTACCATTGTTCATCTTTTTTATTAGAATTATCAAATACTACTTCATAAATTCCAATAGCTTCTAGTTCTGACTTACTCCATAATTCAAATATTTTTCTTGAATGACGAACATCGCCAATAACCATACCTTTTGGTTTATTTATAAGTTTTGTAATTGATCCTGATTCTACTAATCCCCACATATTATCTCCTATTAACTCTCTGGTATATTTAATGTTCTACCAACTTCTTGCCATATTGCTCCATTGTACCGGAATACAAAAATGTCCGTTTTACCATCTGTATCTGTTGTCGTAGGAGCAGTATCAGCGGCAAAATTAAATATTGCGTTCCACGAAAATGTATGACTTCCATTAAAATTAATTTCTATACAAATAAAAGCACCCTCTACTGCATTAGTTGGTGCAGATAAAGTCGTATTTTCTGTTGTTTGATGATAAGCGTTTGGTTTATCGGAAGCATCCCAGGCAATT